GGGCGTTCCTTTGGCTACGTTCCAGACTCTTAACCAACAGAGCTTCTTGGCTGGATCTAGCTCACTGTTAAAGGTGCTGTCTGGTGGGGCTTCTGAGCGCGACGTAGATGATTGGATCGTCACCACATTCCGCGCCCTTACAGCTGTTCCGTTCCCCAACACGTTGAGCGCATTTAGCCGCGCCGAGCGTGAGTATATGCCAGACTCTAAGGCTCAGACATTAGAGGGTAAGTTCAAGTACGTAGTTATGGACCGTTTGCTTGACACGGATGGTATGCCAGCACGTGTAGACTTCTTGGGTAATAAGATCCCACAGAACCCTGATGGCGCCAACAAGTGGATCTACAACTTCCTTGATCCCATGAAGACGGCAAAGACGAGCGACGACAAATTAGTTGCTGAGATCTACAGACTGTACTCACTGGAGGAGAACCCAGATGTGATCCCCGGCTTCCCAACAAAACTTAGAGAAGTACCTAAGAAGCATCCGATTGATGGGGTCGTTATTCAGAAATTGTCTGCTGAGCGTGAGCTTGCATGGCGTAACGGACTTGAAGATCTTCAGGTGGAATATGGACAGTATGTTGCGTCTAGACTTGAGAGTCTGTTTGCATCAGATGACTACCTAGCATCCAACAATGAGGACAAGGTTAAGCGCGTATCTAATATGCTTGCTGACATTCGTGACGGTAAGATGACAGCGTTGAAATCTCCTGTACCCGGCATGAAGTCTATGAAGCGTAACTATAAGTGGTACAACGACTACCTCAACTTTGCAGACGAGTTCTTCTCAGAAGCGCAACGAGCTAATCCTTAAATTTGTAGCTATGAAAGAATGGGTAACAAAACTCTTAGGAGTAGGTGACGAGGTAAGCAGCAAGCGTTTTATTGGAATCCTTGGTGCGCTCGTATTAATGGGAACTATGGTGGCGAATTCATTTAGCCCTATGGAGATTGCCCCTAGTAAAGAACTGGTTGAGGCTGTTGAATATCTTACGATTGCTATGTTCTTCGGGACAGCAATTGAGAAGTTTGCAAAGAAATAAGCCATGAACAACCGGGGATTTAGACGGGCTATTGATATATTCAAGTATAGCGACAGCGAACCGAACGAAGTGTTTACAGCTGTACTGCATACGTTTATTCTCCCTATGGCTTTGTGGACCGAGATGTTATCTTCTCCAGCTCTTATTGTTGGATCTATCCTGTGTGGGGTATTCCAAGGTTGGGCTGTCTTATGGGATGGTACATTGAAGATGCGCGGTCATGCCGTTAAGATCGCTTCGTTTATTGCGATTGCAACAGTTTTAAATTATTGGATTGAAGATATGCTGTCCGGATCTAACGTCGGATGGCTGTTGGTTATGGTATTTGCCTTCTGGAATATTATCCGGATTGAGAATCAGAAGACAATTGAACACCTAAGAAAAAAGTACGATGACCAAACTCACGTCTTTATTAAAGAAGATTAAGGAGATCTACCTATACAGCGACAGCCAGCCCACGGAGATCACTTTGGGCGTTTGTCTTTCTGTTTTAGCTCCTGTTGTCACTACAATTGAGATCGGATTTATGCCTATCTTCTTGTTGTTTATTGTGTTTACCGGTGGGTTTCAGCTATACTGCGTAGGGAATGAAGACCTAAAGTGTAGGATGAGAGCAGCCACCCTTTCCATGAGCGCATACCTAGCTGTCTTCCTTATGTACGTTATAAAAGGAACTATCTTTGTGTCACCAACGCATTGGGGCTGGTTTGTGCTAGCTTTTAGTTCTTGGGGAGTATTTAAAAGATTGAACACAGAATTTTTACACCGCCAAAAACGGTCTTAACTATGGATAGCTGGATTCAAATTCTGGTAACAGTCGTAACGGTAGCTGGGTCAGGCGCAGCATTCCAATTCTATACGAACAGAATGAAGCTCAAGGCAGAGCTAGATAAGGATATAGTTCAAAACAGCGATGGTGTTCAGTACCGTGATGATTTAAAGAACAGAGTGCGAAACCTTGAATCGTTGTTGGCGGCGAGCGCTGACGAGAAGGATGAGTTGAGAACTAAGATCCTCCAGCTCACAGAAGAAGTATCTACCCTGCGCGTTAAGGTTGAGTATCTTGAGAAGGAGAACCAGCTGTTAAAAATGCGATGAGCCACGACTTCCTAAAAGACATCTTACAGGTAGAGTTTTCAGCTAACGAATACATTAGCGAAGCAGCTCCAAAGAAACAGATTTACCTGCACCACACTGCTGGCAACTCAAGTGGAGCCAGTACGTTTAGACAGTGGGATGCAGACAGTCGCGGTCGTATTGCTACGTGCGTATGTATTAGCGGTAAGGGAGCCAAAGAAGGTGATGGTCGCATTGTTCAGGGTTTCAGCTCAAAGTATTGGGCATATCACCTTGGGGCTAAGCAAGAGATCTTCAAGGCTTATGATGTACCGTATATCGCTCTTGACAAGATCAGTATTGGTATAGAGATCTGTGCATGGGGACAGCTTGAAGAAAAGGACGGCAAGTTCTACAACTACGTGGACCGCGAGGTTGCCAAAGAAGACGTGTGCACATTGGAGGACCCATACAAAAAATACACGCACTTCCATAAATATACTGACGAACAGATCCGAAGCGTAGAGAATCTGTTGCGCTACTGGAATGACGTTTACGGGATCCCACTGGACTACCGGGAGGAAGATATGTGGAACGTCTCTCTAAACGCCTTAAAAGGCGTCTCAGGGGTATACACGCACAACAGCGTACGCAAGGATAAGATTGATATCTTCCCACAACCTGAAATGATTCAAATGCTAAAGTCTTTATGAGATGCCTCACCCTGCTTTTTGCTACCCTCTTACTTTCTGGATGCTCAGCCGAATGGCATCTGTCAAAAGCCGTCAAGAAAGATCCAACGATTCTCAAGGAGAAGGTGATAACTGTCACGGACACGGTTGTGACCGAACCGATTGTTGTCAGGGATACGGTCATCACCTCGCAAAGGGATACGATAGAACTGATAAAGGACAGATTCCGAGTAAAAGTTATTCGCTCCTACGACACCCTCTTAATAGATGGCGGCTGTGAATCTGATACGATTGTTCGGACTGTTACTGTTGCTGTGCCTCAACTGGTTGCTGGGGAGACTAGATTTCAGCGAGTTCAAAGATTTACCTTTTGGGGACTCATCACATTATTACTAGTAAGTATTGCAGTCATCATCACAAAAAGAGCACTTATCTAAAACTTACTGCGAGGTAGCTCCAAAAGAATGTGATGGGTCATGCCAATATGCGCAATGCCCTAACGGTAGGAATAAAAAGAAAAAGGGGCGCTAAGCCCCTTTTGTTGATTCCACAATGTTGTAGAATTCAAACTCCTGTATCCTAGCCCGGTCCAGCCAGCTTACCAACTCCTCGTGATCAATAAACTCAGAGGAGCGATCTAGCAAATCGCAGAACAGCATCGTAATTGACTTCTTAGCGATGTTCTCATTCACACGGCTAAGCAGCTTGTTTGCGGCGTGAAAGTCTCTTATAACGTCTCCCATGATGTTTACGAGCGTGGTAAATGACTGATCCGTCTCCATGAAGTTCTTTGCTGTGCGAACAGAATGAACCACAGTCGCGTGATTGCAGTCTAGCATACGACCAATGTCCGCTACACGGTAACCCAGCTTCCTCATGTTATAACGGAAGGCGTGCTTTATATCTACTAGTTCCCGCTTGCGCCATGTATCGGTGATGTCTACTGAGAAGTAATCATTCACAGTCTTGATCAGTCTCTTCTCTTCTGATAGTGTCATGTACATTGATATTAAATTGGGTCTGCCAAGGTACGTATTAACATTTGTTGTGCAAAACCTCAGGTCAAATAAAATTTTTCTCCTTGACTTTCAGCGACTTACAACTTTTTTAAACTTTTTTTGTGGATAAGTATTGCACAATCAAAATGGTTGTCGTAATATTGTATAACACAACAAGAGATTAATTAAAACAAACTAGATCATGGATTTGACGATCACAACCTACAGCGACACCATTGAGTTCAGCTTTTACGGAACCGATGACCACGAAAACTTTTACTGTTTTGAAGTTCTTGGTCACGTCAATGGGAACGGAACAGTAGTAAGCGTAGACCCAAACGAAAATCTTACGCGCTCATTTAAGGCGCTTATCGTTGAGAAGCTACGTGCGCTGAAGCCGCTTCAATTTATTTGTTTTGATCTTTAATAAGTAACCATGGAAGAATTAAATGAACTAGAGAAAATGCTCCGTACCCACGACTGGTACTACATGATGAGCGAAGATTCTCGTCGCTACCGTAGCGGCTCTGAGCAGAGTAAAATGATCGCCCAGAAAATGGAAGAGCTGAAACAGAACGGCATGGGCGAAGAAGTAGATCAGCTACACGCTAAGTATTACAAAAGTTTATTTTAATATCATGGCAAAAGTTAAATACAGAAACCACAACGGCGATGCGTGCTACGTCTTCGCATGGGTGGACGGCGGAGGCAACCACGTCTTCGCTAGCAGCAAGGCTAGCGCAATCTCTCGCGCTAAAGCATTCGGAGCTTCCCTCCGCGATCGTGACGGAGTAGCTTACTCCTTTGAAGATCAACAGCGCTGGAAGAACAATACTGTTCTTGTGCCTGACGAAAAAAGCTTTCGTTCTGTTACGTTTGAAGAATTCCAAGAGTTTGATCGCGGGCTCGCCATGCTCGCGTGGTAGTTTAATTAAATAAAAATCAATCATGGCAAACATCCTTTCCAAGTCCTTTATTACTGGACTATTTGTAAAACAGCAGAAGCCAAAAACCCGTCGTGCCTACACGGGAGGTAAGAAGTGGACAGAAGAACAGCGTATGCTGTTGGTAGCAATGATCCGCTTAGGAGCGTCAAACAAGACGATCTCTGAAACATTTAAAGAGCTAAGGCTCGTACGATCTGAGAAAGCTATTGAAGTGGCTAAGAGCCGCTTTCAAACAGAACTCAAGGCTGGTAAGACTTACTACTTCAAAATTGAAATGTAATGAGTCAGGGCTGGTACACATTACCTGAAATGATTTCGCTCATGGGGTCAGCAGCGTATTTGCTGCCTGATCTCCATGACGAACTAGAGGAGCTCGCAATCTCCTATGCCCCAAGAATTCCAGTTGAAGAGGTGACAGCCATACTGGAGAAGTACGACACAAGTATTGAAGACCTGACAAGCAACGACGAATCTTTATTTATTTAAATCATGGAAACAACGATGATCAAATGCCACAGTTGTGAAGACCACTACGAAGAAGATGAGATCTACACGCACGACAAAGACGGCAACCCCTACTGCGAAAGCTGCGAGCAAAGCATCTGGCAGAACCCTATAACGATCACGCGATCGTTTCAAGGCGAGACAACAAAGTCATACTACAGCCCTGAGCTTGGTATTACTATGGACGCTGAGTACGGAGACTATGATCACACCAGCCCGGACTGCATTGACGACACAACTTGGGTGTCTTACGGTCATCGCGGCCATACAGACATCACCCCTGCTTCTGGATACGAGGCTGTTTTGACTGGATGGGTTACGGGTCTGTTTGATGACGTTTCCTACAAGCACGCTATCAACTACTTCACAGAAGAGTTGTATCAAGGAGACATATTCCCGCCATGCCCTGTGTACATCGTTATCGCTCCAACATCTAACGTGTTTAGCATGGGCTGCGATATCATCATCCCGGAAGCTCACGTAGAGGAGTTCAAGGAATGGATCAACGAAGAGACTGGCTACACCTTTGACCAGCTTGATCAAGCCTTACGTTAACTAGAATCATTCTAAATAAGATGGAAATACTTCAAGATTACCTGTTCCACTACAGCCCATACCGTGGAACGTGGGCAGCGTTTAAACGTGAGCACCACCTAGAGTACTTCAACGGAAAATACGACAACGTAACCTTTGCCGTTGAAATTCAGGAACTTGTGACATACATTGTTCACAATGAAGATTGAAAAAGTTTGCACGCCCCATTTGTATTTTGTAAATTAGCCCAGCAATGACAGCGACAATAGAATTCTTACAAGCCCGCGTAGAAGCGATGGATCGTGAGGTACGTAAATACCGTAAAGACCGCGAGATCATCATGTCAGCATTAGCGCGTCATATCCAAAACCGGAACCATCTGGAGGAAGGATCTGAAGCGGCGAAGGACTTTGCCAAGCTGACGTTGAATCATGAGGTCATATATCATGAGAACGAATTAATTAAATACGAATGGAATTATGAGTCAGTACCAGTTCAAGACAACGAACATCAAGGGTAAGCAATACGTTGAAGTAAACGAGCGCGTAAAAGCTTTCCGTCAACTGCCAGAGTTTAAAGGCTTCGGCATCTCAACAGAACTTCTCCACCTAGACAGCGATAGCTGTGTAGTACGTGCTACGATCACAGACGCTAGCGGTGTGGTCACAGCTCAGGGGATGGCGCAAGAGGACAAAGCATCTAGCATGATCAACAAGACCAGCTACGTAGAAAACTGCGAGACATCCGCAGTGGGACGTGCGTTAGGTTTCCTTGGGATCGGAATAGAAACGTCTATTGCAACAGCTGATGAGGTAAACATGGCAGTGAACAAACAGCAGTACGTTGCTCCAGCTCCAGAGTCTGACGTGTTCGGACAAGCTGTTAGCTACGTAAAGAATCAGCCTGACAAGGAAGCTCGCCAGCGTGCCTACGAGGCTGTGATTAAGAAGTACGGATCTGATTGGACACAGAAGCAGAAGGACGCCATACTTAAATTCGTTAAGTAATGGAGTTTGCTAATAAGCTTTTAGAGCGTACCGGTAAAGGGTACTTGAGCTACAGCGCCCTGAAGTATGCCGCAGATGGAGGAAGACAGCAGGACATGAAACTGTTTGAGCTATACATGAAAGGTCTCCTGAAGAAGGAGAGCCCAGCGATGGCATTCGGATCATTGTATGACTGTATGCTGTTGGAGCCTGAGAAGGCAGATGAGAGATACCATGTTATCTACGACCAGCCTAAGCTGGATGAGATCGGAGGCAAAAGCCCCAGATCTACAAAGGTCTACAAAGAATGGCGCGAGGAGGAGGAAGCTAAAGCTAAAGCCTCTGGTAAGATTCTAGTGGCAGAAGAAGATATGGATCGTGTAATAAACATGGTCAACAGACTGGATGAGTCTGAGATCGTAAACCCCGTAACCGGAGAGATTGTACCGGTGCGTTACTTCCTGACAGGAAAAGTCCAGCAGGAGATCATGGGTTGGATTGGCGACATCCCAGTGCGTGGATTCTTAGACGTACGTAATGAGAACTTCATTACAGACTCAAAGAGCACCCGAAGCTTATACGGGTTCCGTTACGATGTACGGAGCTTTGATTACGACATACAGGCATACATATACACACAGCACGAGCAGATGCAAGACTTCTACTGGGTTGTTCAGGACACGTCAAGTCCTCACTTGTGTGGTGTATACAAAGCCTCAGAACTTACATTGCAAAGCGGAGCCGATAAGTTCCAGAGCGCAGTGAACAATATTCGTCGGTGGCTGGATACCCCGACGAAGGACACGAGCAGTTTCGCACTGTTCGGGGAAATTTAATCATGTTTAATCCTTAATCCCTGTACCATGGCTTACGAAGAAAAAAAGCAGTACAAGAACGATGGCGTCCTTATGGGCAACGTCCAGTCACCAACCGTCCGTTTCAATGTCGGTATTACTACAGATCAAGCAAAAGATCTGTTGAACTACGCCAACGACAAAGGATGGATCAACTTCAATGTTGAGTTCACCAAAAACGGCAAGGCTATCTGTAAAGTCCTTGACCCGCGTTTGCGTGACGCCGCTGCACCCGCAGCTGCTGGTGGCAATGATCTGCCGTTCTAATTAATGGGGGGCTTCGTGCCCCCCTATTTAAAACTTATTATGGGAAGACCGATTTACTATATGCAAGTAAAGATTTCGTATAGACAGGCAAATCGGGTAACTGGAGAGCGCCGTATCTGGCTGGTAAGCAAGTACACTAAACTGTCTGACATCAACAAGTACAAGACAGAGTGGATTGCCAATTACTACTGGAACGCTAGCAAAAAGAAACCAGATATACTTGTTACCGAAATCCTTGACATGAAACAAGTTGGAGAATCAATAAACGATGACTAGCGAAGACAAAATCAAACAGATAGGCATGGGCGTGGTAGACCTGCTCATTGAGAAGAACAAAGCCTATGGAGACAGCGCCCTGCGCCCGGCAAACATATTTGCCAAAGGAGACGCCGTAGAGAACCTATGCAGTCGGATTGACGATAAGCTTATGCGTATCAAAAACCGGGGCATAGACGACCAAACAGAAGATACAGTCCAAGATCTGATTGGATATTTAATTCTATTACAAATCGCACTACATGAAAGAAATAATCAACGCCAATGTAACGGCGATACAGAACATCAGGGAGACGGAGGATCTCCACTACATAACGCTTGGACAAGCACTAGCACGTATCCGGTCCGGGAGGAGCAAATCTATAGTTGAGCAGGTACGACAAGGCAATAAGAAAGCTAAGCTGGACCTACCGGTTGTATTCTTTTCCGGTGAATTTAAAACACGTACAGACGATGGTCTGTTCCAACACAGCGGGATCATTGTCCTAGACTTTGATCACCTTGAGTCCATAGATGATGTAAGGAGCCAAGTAGCCGTAGATCCATACACCTATGCAATGTGGGTGAGCCCATCAGGTAATGGAATCAAGGTTCTTGTTAGAGTTAAGTTCCCAGAACGACACAGAGATCATTTTAGGGGTCTCACAACATACTTCCAGAAGCAATACGGTCTGGAGTTAGATCAGTCAGGTATCAATGAATCCAGAGCTTGCTTTGAAAGCTATGATCCTGATCTAGTATTGAACGAAGAAGCCCAGATCTTTGCTGGGATCATCACTGAGAAGGCTGAGCACCAAGTAGCAAAGCAACGCCCTCAGGAATTTACAGATTATCGTAAGCTCGCAATTGCCGCCCGGATGATTCAGAAGGCGGAGGACGGACAAAAGCACTCTGCATTGCGGAATGCCGCTGTCTTGTGCGGGGGATATATTGCTGTTGGATTACTGGAAGAAGACGAAGTAGTGCGCGTACTATTCCGGGAGATCTCAAAGCGTGATATAGACTCCGACGACTCTGCACGGAAGACCATCCGGGACGGCATTGAGCACGGAAAACAGATGCCCATCAATGAAACAATTGAACGGGAGAAGACTATAATCAAGGAGATTGAGCTGGAGGAGATGGACATGGACTTTGTCAGCTCCGATAATGATGACTACGATTGGATTGAGCGCTTTGTATCCGGGGAGATACAGGTGGGTCTAGACACCGGGAATGCGCAGCTGGATAGATACTTTCGCTACAAACGTGAGCTTGTGATCTTCAATGGTCACAGCAACGTAGGTAAGACCACTGTCGTTCTTTACATGGTGCTCAACAGCGTCGTCCGCCACGGGTGGAAATGGTTGATCTACAGCGCTGAGAATAAAACAGCACTGATCAAGGTCCGCCTAATGGAGTTTCTGGTGAACCGTAAGATTGACAGCATGACGCACCAAGAGCGTAAGCTGGCATTCAAATGGGTGCAGGAGAACTTCACGATCATCAGCAACCACGACATCTATAGCTACAAGGATCTGATCCTCATGTGTGAGAAGGTACGCCGCAACCAGAAGCTGGATGGGTTCCTGATTGATCCGTACAACAGCTTAAAAGTTTCCATGAGTGGAAACACAGGCATAAGCACGCACGAATACCACTATGATGCAGTTTCTGAGATCCTAACGTACGGACAGGCTAACGATATAGCTATGTGGGTCAATATGCACGCAGTGACAGAAGCCCAGCGCCGTAAGGGCAATGATGGGCTCGCAGTTGCTCCATACGCAGAGGACACTGAAGGTGGCGGTAAGATGATCAACCGCTGTGATACATTCATCACGATTCATCGGAAAATCCAGTCACCGGAACACCATGTACGTACAACAGCTGAGATCCATGTACGTAAAATACGTACGCAGGAACTGGGTGGTGAGCCTACACCAATAGATGATCCGTTCTTGCTTCGTATGAATTCAGCACGCACTGGATTTACCCCAGTAGTTGGGGATGAGATCTATAAGCCTATACCCCTGACTGTCAAAGAACAAAGAGAAAAAAACAGCTTGCAACTGTCAGATATTACCCCTAGCTTTGATTTAAACATTTTCTAGTGAAAAAACTGAAGCGCACAGCGAGAAAAACGGGCGCCGTCAACCACAAAAAGATAAAGGTAGGCGGCGTGGAATTCTCGTCGGCACTTGAGAAGTATTGCTACAGCCAATTAAAAAGCGCAGGACTGGACTTTGGGTATGAGTCAGACAAGTTTGAAGTATTGAAATCAACGGTGTATACCGGCAAGTACTACAAGAGCTCGCCGAAAGCTAGCGCCCTAGCTGATAAGCAGGGAAAGAAAGTGTTGGCAGTCACCTATACGCCAGACTTCGTATCACATACCCATAAGTTTATTATTGAGACGAAAGGATACGTACCGTCTCAGCATAGCTTCCCCATCCGGTGGAAGCTTTTTATGCAGCACCTTCAGTTAAATGGCATGGGTGACTATATGCTCTTCCTTCCGAAGAACAAAAGTCAAGTAGACGAAACCATTAAAATCATAACAGATGCTATTACCCATGACTGATAAAGAACTAAGCGAGTGCTACTTCCGCGGCACATCCAGAGCCGGACGCGTAATGGAGGAGCTTTACGAAGACCTGCACGACTCGCTAGGAAACCCCATTGACGACATTGATCTTGTCAACCTAAAGGTTAACGATGCGATCAAAAAAGTCAGGCTAGAGGTTGACATAATTAAAACAGCAGTAGAGGAAAAATCAAAAAAGGATGACCATTATTTTTATTGAAACGCTTCACGGGGTCAACTACCACAGGCTTCTAGTTCCATTCCTTCGCATGAAGGACAAGGGACAGATCAACCTGCACGTAGTCAGCGATCCCTTTGAGCTATTGGATTTTAATTTAGAACACGTAGACAACTTTGTAGTATCCCGCACCCTGTACGCTAAGATTGAAGGGGTCAAGCTATTTCGGACCAGACTAAAAGAGGCTGGGGTTAAGCTGATCGTAGATCTAGACGACTACTGGGAGGTGCGCAAGAGCAACCCTATCTACGGCAAGTGGCAGGGTCAAGATGGTTTTGGTAACGCCATCAAGAGAACGATACGAGCAGCGGACGAGATCTGGACACCTAGCACCATCCTTGCTAAGCAGATTAAGCTTTACCTGAACCCAACAGCTACAATACGCATTGTACCCAACGGCATCAACCCGGACGAGGATCAGTGGAGCACAGATAAGATCACCGGCAAGAACTTATGGTTTGGATACACAGGAGCAAGCTCGCATATGGAGGACATCCAAGAGCTAGCACACATTGACTGGGATAAGTACCAAACC